TGTAACACCCGTTGATCCCGTTGATCCTGTAACACCCGTTGATCCTGTAACACCCGTTGATCCCGTTGATCCTGTAACACCCGTTGATCCTGTAACACCCGTTGATCCCGTTGATCCTGTAACACCCGTTGATCCCGTTGATCCTGTAACACCCGTTGATCCCGTTGATCCTGTAACACCCGTTGATCCTGTAACACCCGTTGATCCCGTTGATCCTGTAACACCCGTTGATCCTGTAACACCCGTTGATCCTGTTGATCCTGTGTATCCTATAGCACCCGTTGCACCTGTATTGCTTGTAGAACCAGCAGGACCAGTAGAGCCAGTAGAACCAGCAGGACCAGTAGAGCCAGTAGAGCCAGTAGAACCAGCAAGACCAGTAGAGCCAGTAGAGCCAGTAGAACCAGCAGGACCAGTAAAGCCAGTAGAACCAGCAGGACCAGTAGAGCCAGTAGAACCATTTGACGTAATAAATATCCATTGATCAATATTTGCGTCATATATAAGTGTTTGTCCATTTAATGGAAGACCGCTTTGAATAGGTATTTGATTTATAAATGGATTATAATTCATTTTTTCTATTATAAAATTTTGAGCCGACATTTTTATAATGGAAAAAGAATAGTCATATTTATAAATGCAAAAATTTAAAAATTTTTCAATTGTTTTTGTCACAAATTATAACTAAAAATTATTATTCCAAAAAAAAATTGAAAAAGAGTTATCCGAAAGAATATCAAATAATAAAGAGATGTCCCCAAATCAAGAAAAACTTATAATAAAAAATGAGAAAACTGAAGCTTTAAAAAAAAGCGGTCTTAATGATTTTCTTAAAGAATTAAAAGCTCCAAATGATCCAACTCATACACATGTATCAATGGGAATTCCTCGAGGTGTTTTTTCTGCGGGATCAAGAATGAAAGAATTTTGGGAACGTTATTTGAAAGCTCTTTCATTAAATCAGTCTGTTTATCTTGCTGAAAATCCTGGAAAAGAAACACCAATTCTTGTTGATATTGATCTAAGAGTTAAAAAATCTACAATTTCATCATCAACAAATCACACAAATCATTTATACACAAATAAACAAGTTTTAGAAGTAATTTCGGCGTATCAAAAAGCAATTAAAGAAGTTGTAGATGATCCAAAAGATGAAGCATATACATGTGTGCTTTTAGAAAAAAAACCATATGAGACAGAAATAGGAGGAGAAAAGTATATTAAAAATGGTTTTCATTTGCATTTTCCAAAAATTTTTCTTGATAAAAAAGTTCAAGAAGTTTATATTATTCCAATTGTCAAGAAATTAATTCCAAATATTTTTGATAATATTGGAGCTAAAGATTTTATCGACACTAATTCTATAAGTGTTCATTGGTTGTTGTATGGATCCAAAAAACAAAATAACATGGCATATAAAGCAACTAAATGTTTTGGAAAAAATGCTGAAGAATTAACTTTTGAAGACGCGTTGAGTGATTACATTTGTAATACATATTGCGGAGAATCTGAAATTGCATGCGACAATCGTGTTATAGAATTACTTCCAAGAATTTTATCAATTTCACTTTATAATAGAGCAGATTTGTATTATTATCATCCAAAATCAAGCGTGATCACACCTCTATTTGAAGAATTTCAAAAAATTAAAAAGAAAAGAAAAGAATATGATCAATTATCTGTTGATAAAGCTTTAGAAGAAGCTCAAATACTTCTTAGTATGCTTAAAGACAACAGATCCGACGATAGAGCTACTTGGTTAAAAGTTGGATATTGTCTTTGGAATATAACTCAAGGAGATGATGATGGTTTAACGACATGGTTAGAGTTTTCTGAAAGAAGTGATAAATTTGATGAAAGCGAGTGTTTTTCATTATGGCATAAAAGTATGCGTCCAAATAAATATACAATTGGTACCTTAAAATATTATGCAAAACAAGATAGTCCAGAAACATATGAGCAAATGATTAATGATAAATCTAATCATTTAATTGTCGAAGCCGTAAATGGATGTCACACTGATGTTGCTAAAATTTTGTATAATGAGTATGGAAATGAGTTTATATGTACATCTATATCAACAAAAGAATGGTATCATTTTAAAGACCACGTGTGGAAACAATTAGATAGTGGAACTGCATTAAGAGAGAGAATATCATCAACTGATGGAATTATAATTAAACAATTAACAGCGAAAAAAAACGACATTTATTGGAACGCAACAGAAGAAGAAAAAGAAGGAAAAGAGTTTGAAAAGCGAATTAAAAAACTTACTGATCTTATTAAACAATGTAAAAGCACTCCGTTTAAAAATCATGTAATGCGAGAATCTCAAGAAGTTTTTTATAATTCAGAGTTTTACAATTTATTAAATAAAGATCCGTATTTAGTAGCGTTTAAAAATGGCGTTTACGATTTTTATAATGACGTTTTCAGAGATGGAAATCCTGAAGATTATATTTCAATCTCTACTCCAATTGAATATATTGATTACAGATCTATTGATCATCCAGACGTTATTGAAGTTGATGAATTTTTTCAAAAAGTATTTCCAGACCATGACGTCAGAGATTACTTCTTAAATCAAGTATGTCAAGTATTTGTTGGTGGAAATCATGATAAAGTTATACTTTTCTGGACAGGCGAAGGTAACAATGGAAAAACTGTAACGCAAACGTTATTTGAAAAAATGTTAGGACGTTTAGCTGTTAAATTTAATACAACTATTGTTACTGGTAAAAAAACACAAACTGGCGCCGCAAATCCCGAACTTGCCAGAGCCGGAGATGGCGTGAGATGGGCTGTTATGGATGAACCTAACCAAGACGAAGTGATAAGTTCAGGAATATTAAAAGCATTAACAGGAAATGATTCATTTTGGGCAAGAGATCTATTTCAGAAAGGTAAAGAAACAAGAGAAATTCAACCATTGTTCAAATTGAATATGATATGCAATAAATTACCATCTATAAAAGACGTTGAAAAAGCCACTTGGAATCGTATCAGAGTTATTCCTTTCGAAAGTACTTTTTTACCAGATAATGAATGTCCTGAAGATTATGAAGAACAAATTGCTCAGAAAAAATTTCCGATGGACAGAAATTTCGCCGACAAAATACCTAAAATGATTCAACCACTTGCTTGGTATCTTATTCAGCGCTGGAAAACTATTAATAAATTAGAACAGTTTATACCCGAAAAAGTTAAAGTCGCAACTGATATGTACAAGCGAGAAAACGATTTGTATCACCAATTTGAACAACAATGCATTTTTTACAAAAAAGATGCTCGTCTTACACCCGCTATTTTGTATTCTCATTTCAAAGAATGGTGTAAAGAAGAATGTCCCAATAACGCAATCAGCAATCGAAGTATCGTTAAACAGCATTATATAAAAATTTGGGGAGAATTAGAAAAAGGCAAATATTGGTTACATAAAACATGCAAACAACCAATTGATGACATAAACAATGATGACATAAACCCAATGTTATAAAATAAAACATCTTAATAAATCAACCCGAAAATTAGAATTCTTAATTAAAAAAAAGAAAAACGCAAAAACATAAATAATTAATTTATTTTTTTTGCGTGTATAAAAAGGTAAAAAGAAATGAATAAAGATGCATGTAATGAATTTTTCATGTTTCCTACCAGAAACCCTCTCACAAATAGATTAATTAAAACTCGAGGACCTACTTATAATAAACTCATGAGAACTTGCTCAGGAACTCGACCTCGAAGCCCTAGAAGTCGAAAATCTAGACCCTCACGCCGATCTCGAACCAGAAGTCGATCTAGAAGCAGAAGTCGAAATCGCTCACCCCAGCGTAGGATAGTGGCTAGATATCATCCATCAATGATTTCTGGGCGTCAAACGCCGTCTTCACCGCGTCGCATAACACCTAGATATCATCCGTCAATGATGAAAAAAAAAACAGCAGCTGAAGATGATTATCTTAATGCTCATTACATGTATAATTATTATTAAAATGTTCAAATTAAAATTTAAATTTTTATAAATCACTCAACGAGTTTATAAAAAAATATTCATACAATTTATTAACAATATGAAAACATAACATATTTATTTATTTGTTGAACAAAAATATATAT